GCCAGCGCGATATGGGCCGCGCCCATCATTGGTGAAGATTTCCCCGGCCGGCAGCAGATGAAGCCATTCTGGCGCAGCGTCACCCGCGCTGAGCGCGACGGCAGAGCAAAGGGCAATGGAGGTGAGCGGCTTCGTCATGCCGCTGTTGTGCCTGCCGCTCGCGCGGCAAAACATGGCTCCGTAGGAGGCCAAGAGCTACATAAATGGGAGGTTTGGCGCTGTTTATTGGCGCGGCGGCAACATGGCCCAGGCCGCGCCGGAAATCAAATCGCGCCGATCAGCCGTTAAAACCGCTCAGTTTGAAGGCTTGTTCCAGATGTTCGTCGGTAATGTCGATGATCGCCAGCTCGTCTTCGTCCGAAAGGCCAAGCCAGACGCGGGCGGGGATATCGCCCCAGGGTAAAGGATGATTGCGCTTATCCTTGCCGAATGCGCCTTGCTTTACGCCATTCTGCATCACCGCCGAATATTCCAGCGACGAACCAATCTCGACGCCGGCCGCATCTGCATATTGCGCGATTTCGCTCGATAGCCGCTTGGACGGGCCGATCAGCGGATTGGGCCGATCGCCGTCGCCGCGCTCTTTGTAGCGGTCGATGGTGGCCTGCTTCTTGGGCGTCCAGGCATTACCGTCCGGGTCGATCCCGGCTTTGAAACGCTCCTTCGTGACGCGCGTGACATAGTCGCCAATATCTTCATGGATCGGCGTCATGTCGCCCAGCCGGCGCGACACTTCGCCAAGCGCGTCGGCCACCGCCTGATATTTGAAATCCACCTTGATCATGGCTATATGGTCCTCAGAGACGCGAGCATCGTGGCGTTGGGTCCATAGCCCTGAACGTTTCGGACGTTGGCGCGAGGGCGCGTCTCACTTCTTCACCCCAATGAAAAATGTCTTCAGCGCCAATGTGCGTTGCTTGTTGCGCACCGCGAAGATCGCGGTGAACCGCTGGCCGTTGATGACCTTCACGAAGCGGATCAGCGGTTCGCTGGCCTTGGACATGCCCAATGCGGTGACTTCATCCGGGGAGGCTATGATAAGCGGCAGCATCGCATAATGGTCGGCCGTTACCGGCTGCTGGCCGCGTGCCAGTTCGCGCCCTTCGACCCCATGGTTGCGCAGGATGTGCCGCACATCGCTCTCGGCGATCGAGAAATCATAGAGCGATATGTCGCGCAGGGGCGCACCTTGCCATGCGCCTGTTATGCGAGCCGCTTCGGTCGGCCCGACAAGACCCACGGTGCGGATCGCCTCTATCTGCCCTGCGGTCTCGCCAACGATGCGCCGGGCATAGCGGCGGGCATCATCCGCCACTGACGGCAGCGACCGGTAGCTTTGCGCCAGCGCATCGCGCATCGCTTCAGGGACGCCCTCCATAAAGCCCTTGGCAATCCGATAATCCCAGTGCCGGACCTTTTCTGCCGCTGCCTGGACGATCGGCGCGACACTAGCGCCGGGGGCATAATCCCAGTTGCGCCCAACGCCATCCGGTGTGCCGGTCTTCGGATTGATCCGGTCCCAGCCATCCGGCAACTTCTTGTCAGGATCGCCACCCAGGCGCCGTGCCGCTCGCTCGCTGCGCGCGCCGACGACATAGCAGCTGCATCCCCAGTCCGATGGCGGGTAAAAGACTTTCCAGAAGGGATGATCTGGCGGCAGGCATATCCCGTCAAAGTCTACATGCTGCTGACGCGGTTCTTTCGATCCGCCATGGAAGTAGATCCAAAGCGCATAATCACGCTCGACAAGCTGGGCGTAGCGCCCGGCCGCATAGCTGGTCGAAGCATTGGTCTTGTAGATGGTCCGCGTGCGCCAGGCTTCGCCCGCCTTGGTCCCTTCGCCCGTCCATCCGTGCCATCCATGGCGCTGGACGATCGCGCGAAAGTCTTTGCGAAATGCGTCCAGGCTCTTGCCTTCGGCGATCGTCCGATCGACCGCTGCCGCCAGATCGGTCAGCAAGTCGGCCTTTTGCGCGCCGGCCACCATGAAGCCGGTATCATGCTGCTCACGTTCCAGATCATCCCAAAATTCGGTCGGAACGAGATTGCCGAGCTTCGCACGAAAGAACGCGATCTGTTCAGTGAACGGCTTGCGAAGCGTGCCCGTCACAATGCTTGGCTGGTCGGCCATTATTCATCCTCAACATCGAAGCGCCCGGCTGCCCCTGCCGCGACCAGGCCGTCGCCAATCTTCGCGGCCAAGCGGCCGATCGGCAAGTCGCCATATGCCGTCAACAGCATGTCGCGAAATTCGGCCGGGTCGTTCGCTGCCTCCAGCATCGCTTCGATCTGCTCCAGCATGTCCGCCATGTCCGGCGCCGTGTCCTGGCTCAATCGATCGGCGACCGCATTGGCCGGGAAAACGGCGACGTTACCTGCGCCGGCCGCCTGAAGCGCGGCCATCAAAGTTGGCGACGGCAGGCGAAGCTGGTCCGGGGTGGCCTGTGTGGCGGCTGGCGCTGCCAGCAGCTTTGCTGTCTTATCGGGATCGGAGAGGCCGAACTTGTCGCGCACCTCGCTCATCTGCACTTCCATGCCGAGCGGCACGAGCTTCACCAGCGCATCGGTAAGGCTTGTCAAATCTTCCTGCTTGGGCCGGCCGACGCGCAGGCGCGGATATCTGCGCTGCGGCCCGTAGTTCAGATCGACCCAGGGGCGGACCAGGTCGCGATTGAGTGTCGCGGCCAACGCCTTGCAATCGGCAGTCTCGATATCTTCGCGGACGCCGTCATGGACCTTGTTGCCACCATCGCCCAGGCCGCCTTGCTTTCCGTCCGTCGTACCGGTCTGGCCCAGCACCGCCTTGGAAATCTGCCTATCCAGCCAGTCTGCCCGGCGTTCGTACAGGTCGCCACCGGCCGATACATTCTTGGCTTCGACAAATTCGATCGACATGCCTTCGGGCACAATTGCCGCGCAATCGCCAGCAATATTGGCCACGGCCCGAAACAGCGTGGCCTTATCCTCGTTGCTGGCGCCCGACTGAAACTTGCCGATCCGCACCGGCTGGCCATAGGTCTGGGTGAAGATCGCCCAATCGCGCTGTGTGAACGCCTTGAACATCCAGCCCCAGGCGGCGATGCGCGCAAGGCCAGATCGCACCGGCAGGCCCGACTTGGCCTTCACCGTATGCCGGATGAATTTGAACGCGGGCAGCGGGCAGTCCGGGCTGGAGCCATCTTCGCCGCCGCGCAGCATCGGCGTGCGCCCGTCCACGCGATCATAGGTGAACCAGCGCGGGTCGCGCCATTCCAGGCGAGCCGGTTGCCACTGGCCCATGCTCGTGTCCCAGATGATTTCGGTGAAGCTGTCGCCCTTGCCGACCCCGTCGAGAATATCGAAGGTTTCGTCCGCCAGTTCGTCGCGGTCGATCCATTCGCGGATGCCATCGGCAATCTCGACGTCCCTCGCATCCTCGCTGGCAGCATCGACGGTGACGTCAATCTGGGCGACCGAACGCTTGCGCGTGCCGATCACGCCCAGATAATGCGGGTCGCGCTCCTCGATCTGCTCGGCCAGTTCGAAATAGGCCAGCGGATCGCCCTGGTCGGCGGCGCGCAGGATGTTGGCGAGGCGAACCGGGTTCAGCCCATCGGCCGGATAGCCGCTATAGGGGGACCGGATGCTGCCAATCGTCGGCGCGGCCACGTCACGGGTCATCACCTCTTTGCGAAGGGGCTGGCCCCGAAGATCGACCAACATGGTCATGCCCATTGCTCCTGCCGAACCAAAATCAATTTAAGAGGGGTTAAAAAGCCACTCAGGGCGTTTTTAGGACCAAGGTCGCTCCATCGCGTCGCCGCGCTGGCAATGGCGCTCCTGACCCCCTTGAGCGCGCCGGCGCATATTTCGCGACGGAGGCCTGTGCCCAAGGGTGGTTTCCACCATGCGCGGACCTCGTCGTCGGCATCGTCCCACCCATCGCCTGCTGACGCCGCATAGGGATTGGGCCGAGCGATGCGCACCGGCGTGTAGCCATATTCTGTCGCGCCCTGGCGCGATGCGTACCAGGCCAGGATGCCGGCAATGCCCGCATCGCCATGACGATCGAAACCGTCGCCGCCCTTGTATCGGAAATTCTCGGGCACGCGGATGATGCCATCGACATATTGCAGCGCCTGGTGATCGCGGATGATGTCGTCATCGCCGGCCACGACGATCGTGCCGTCCGCAAACGCTTCGACATAAGCCGGGCTGTTCGCACCATACCAGCCGGCGTTCAGCTTCACTTCGCTCACGCGCTCGCCCCAGCGCTGCTGGGCGACTTCAGCCAGATAGGCGCCGTTGCCGGTGGCGTCGAAAGCCGCATGGCCAAAGCGCGGCAGCGCGTCGCCCAGGAAGAAGACGACATCGCGTTGCGTCTCGTAGGGGACGTTGCGCAATTCGATCACCAGCTTGCCGCGCCGGACTAAATCCCGCCCCAGCTCATTCACGGTGATGACCGATCCGTCGCCGCTTCGCGCAAAGTCCTGGCCGAAGTCGTGGCGGCGATCGGGATCGAGCTTGTCCAGGAACGGCCGCAGTTTTTCGCGCAGCCATGTCTCCATGATCCGCTTGCGCTCTTCGGCCGGCGCGCTCTTGAACGCATCTTGCAGCGCCCAGCGAATGACGGGGATGGACCGATCGCTATTATTCTCGATCATCACCCGCGACAGGGCAGAGCCGGCAGCGTCCGAAGGGATCGCATCCAGCTCCTGACGCATCTGCGCGGTGCGAACGCCATAGGCGCCCCTGATCTTGGCTTCCCATTCGTCCTGGGCTTCCTGCGACCAGACCTTGCCGCGAGTGAGGCAGACCCTTTTGAACAACCCATTATCCACCGCCTTCTGAAAGGGGATGAAATGGAGATTGTAGGAAACCTTACCGGCTTTGGCTTCCTGGATCAGTTCGTTGAATGGGTTCAGCACGCCATTATGCGTGCTGATGACGCGGATTTTACCGCCCCAGATCAGCAGCGCGTTGACGGCATCGAGGACGGCGCGGACATCCTTGTGAAACGCGGCTTCGTCGATGCAGACCACGCCCTGAAGGCCACGGATATTCTCCGGTCTGGACGATAGCGCCTCGACGCGGAATCCTGACGCGAACCGGACGCGATAGGCACTGATGAATTTCGACGTGCCGTCGTCCTGCTGATCCTCGAACATGAATTCTTCGACGTTCACCAGCTCCTTCGCGACAATCTTCGCGAAGTGGGCGACATAGCCGATGAACTCGCGGCCCTTGTCCTTGGTATCGCCGATATAGAAGACATTGTCGCCACCGGCCGAGCGCGCCGACGCGGCGATGATCGTATCGTCCAGCGCCTCGGCATAGGTGATGCCCGTGCGGCGACCCTTCTCCCCCAGCTTCAGGTCCGACTGGTCTTCCAGCCATTCCTTCTGATGATCCATGAGGATGCCATCGGCCAGCGGATCATGATCGTCCGGCAGATCGAAGCCGCGCGGAAGCTCGGGTGGCAACTGGGCAGGGTCGCGCGTCATCACCGGCGCGATCGGCGCGGGCGGCGGCA